AATACCACCAGGCATACCGGGTTGTTGACCCATTTGACTGCCAAAAAATTTACCTATACCACTTCTTAAATTTGGCCCAATAGTGCCTCCAAAAACACCTTTTGTTCCAACGGCAGGATTAAAAAAGTTTTTTAAACGAGAAAATCTGCCAGTTGCTGCTGCTCCTGCGCCTGTTGCTCCTGCTCCGCCAGCCGCACCTGCGCCAGTAAGCAAATTAAATCCGCCTGATAAAGCTCCACCTATACCTGGGACTGCTTTAAGAGCGCCACTAATAGCAGGACCTATACCAGGTATAAACATACTTGCAACTCCTAAAACTGGAGCAGCTTTTTTAACTACTTTTTTAATTGATTTGAAAGCTTTTTTCAAAAAGCCAAATTCAGGCATACCTGTTATTGGGTTTATAGACATACCACCGCCTACAGTGTATTCATTAGGATTTAAACCAGCAGCTATCATTTCTTTTCTAATTCTTTGCTTTGTCTCTTCGTTGATTACAGGTGGTACAACCATTTCTCCTGTAGTAACGTGGGCCATAAACTTATCTCCATCACGTCCTAATGCTGCTATTCCTGTTCCGCTATTATCTATTTTGTTCATATCTTAATTTTACCTGCAATTTTGCTAAGTGTTAATATCTTTATCTATAGATGTTAACCAAAAAACCAATAAATATCTATCACCCTTGTTAACTGGTAACCCTCTATGCATATGTGTATAACTAGGAAATATTAATCCACTGCCTGAAGGTAAAGGCTCTATTACGCCTTTTTTCCAAAATTCAGTGCCTCCTCCCTCATAATCTCCCGTATTAAGAGGAACTACAATGCTTACATCTGAGCTAGCATCGTGATGCCAAGCACCTTGTTTTTTATCTTTTAAATTATAATTAGCTATTTGTATATTACCGCCGGTTACGTGCCTGTTCCAAATAGTCAATAATATGGGATTTATAAAAGAATCTACTACATTCATAAGTGATTCATACAGTTCAGGACATTTTTCGTTTAAAACTATTTCTGGTATTTGTCTTAAATTGTCTTCTTCTGGATTTGGCGTAAAACCAAAATGTGTTTGCATATTTTCTATTTCATCTAATAAAATTTTACAAAAATTTTTTGAAAACAAAGGAACGGTATATACATCTTTTAAGGGTTCTTCAATAACTTCTGTTAGTGGTAATTTTTCGGGGTTTTCAATACCCATGTTTTTGTAAAACTTTACAATGTTTGGCAAAGATTTTTTTGCTAAATTTAAAGTTTTTTTATTTACAAACCAATCAGATGGATAGCCAAGTATGATGTTTTTTAACTTATATTCATCATTAATTTCTTTTTTAGCTAACATATAAATATTCCTAAATTACTAGGCTACCGTTATATTTACTGTTATATCACCTTTGTTAATAACAGAAACAGCGCCTAAAGAAGCCGTAGCTTCAAAACCATTATTAGGGTTATTAGGAACATGTAGTTGTAACCATTTATTTCCTAGGTAAACTTGCAATACTTCCGCAGTAGTATTCCAAATCACATCACCCTCTAAAAAGTTTAATTGCGCAATCTCTGTTTCATTGAATTGCGGTGTTCGATTTGGGTCAAACTGTCCTAAGTTTAACTCAATTATACGAACTAATCTATTAAAAATTTCCCCAGTTACTTCGTTTTGCGCAAATGGCAAGCTTGTAGGTAAAAGTTTGGCCATTATCTACGTCCGTCAGATTTAATATCTAATCTAGTAGCTCCTAGTCTCCAACCTACACTGTCATTACCATTTACATCATCGTCATCTGACTCAACTCTTATAACTGCTTGTCTTGTTCTTGCTCTTAAATTTACTTGTCCTGTAGTAGAAGCTATTGAATTTGTAGAGTTTACTGATAAAGATTCACCTGGATTGTTTCTAGTTTTTATTACTACATTTACTTTACCGCCGTTTTCATTTGATAAAAATTTAAAATCAGGAAACATTCTTTGTATGTATGTAAATTGATTGCCTTCAGATAATTCAATGTCTGAACTTTCTATAAAAACTCCTGTCATAGGACTTCCGTCATTGTTAAAACCTGTTTCTTGTTGAAACAGGTAATTATTAAAAGTTGCTCTAGGATAATCTTCAATACCAGTATCAAGCCAAGCATGTCTTTCAAGCTGTCCGTAATACCATATGTTATCTTGATAATTATAAATAACGTATCTATCTATTTCAGAAGCTGAAGATGAGCAATAAAACCAACCAACTTCTGATTTTTCAGTTATAGAAAAGCCGTGGAATTTAAAAGATTGTGAAAAATTTATATCTCCATAAACATAATTATGTACTGAACAAGGTATTTTTTTTACAGAACCGTTATATGTATAAAAATTTGTTGATGACATCCAATAAATTGCAGAGGCTGTAGTAACAGCAGCTTTCGGACCTATTAACCCAGTTCCTTCATTAATTAAATTTACCGCAAAAGTAAAAGGTGGTCCAACAAACTGCATACTATATAAAGCAGTATCTGTCCAAATCAAAATTTCTTGTCTTGATTTTGTAGCACCTATTATTGAAGAACCTGAAGATAGTCTTAAACTTCCAGCAGTATTTGTAATTAAAGATTCAAATTCCAATTCATTTTCTTGGTCACTAAAAGCAATTAACATAGGGTCTACTGTTCCTGTTCTTGAACCAGATGATATAGGGTCAGCCCCCAAAACTATTAAGTGTCTGTCAATTTCTGATGTAATTACTTGTAATGCTTTGGTAGGTACTAAATTAGCGCCACTAATTTGAGATAGTTCTAATGCTCTTGTTGTCAAACCATTATTTTCAACCCACCTATAAATACCGCCAGCTCTAGGATTTATTATTAAATTTTCGCCAAAATTGTCATGTGTCCATAATCTTAACTGATTGGTGGCAGACAATGCTGTAGATGAGCCAAAAGAGCCTTCACCCCAAGCTCCTGCACCCCAACCTGTCGATGTAACAAAATCATCTAAACCTACATTTATTTGATATGTTCCAACGACAGATGAACCGCCGTTACCACTATCAGAAGAGTTAGCTAATACAGTAGCGCCAGAAGTATCTTTAGCTTCTATAGTGTAAGTATTAGCATTTACGACTGATGCTACTTGATATTCTTGATTTAATACCGCAGCAGTGATATTACCTCCTAAAGAAGATGCTCCACTAAATGTTACAAAATCGTTTTTAACAGCTCCGTGTGCAGTATCAGTTACATTAATAGTAGCGTCACTATTAGCTTCTTTGGCGAAAGTAACATCACCAGCAGAAGTCGTTAACCTAATTGGAGTTACATCTGAAAACGCATCACCTTCTTTAATGTAGTATTTTAAAGTTGTACCTAATCCTAAATATTTGCTACCCTCTAATGAGTTCCAACTATGCAAAGCTCTAGCTTTGCCTAAATAGGTATTGGAAGTTTCTTTAGCCCAACCCCCAAATTTTTCAGGTCTTCCTTTTCTAAATCTAACTAAATTTACATCAAACCAACCCCCAGAATTATCATAAGACGTTCCTTCTCTATTTATGCCTGGTTTAAAAATAAATTTATTTAAAGGCATTTTTAGACCTCATGCCATTCTTTGCCTTCAAACAACAAAGCTTCTGCTTCTCGCCTTCTAACTAAACCTTGTAAAACTTTACCACCAGCTTTATTCCATCTTTTTATTTGTGCAGGAATATCATTCCAATCTGGATGTGAACTATTTAACACCTTTAATAAAGTTGAATTTTTTAAGTTAGCTGGACCAAGATTAAATACCCATGAAACCATAGCATCAAATTCGTTTTGTTTTAAATTTTTATCAACCATATCATTTATATAGCCTTCGTATTCTTCCATTTCGTGTAATAACAACTCATCAGCTTCTTCTTGGGTAATAGTATCGCCTTCTTTTACATTTTTAGTTGAGCCATAACCTATTGTCCAAACTCCTGCTGCACATTTGTAAGCTTCAAGCTCACAACCCTCAAACTTTTTAATGAGTGATAAACCCTCTTGCGATATATTCATATTATTCTCCTTTGTCGCTGGTGTGAGATGCTCCGAAATAAAACGAAATAATTGCACTTGCCAATCCTCCAAGATAACCCAACACTAAATTAATAAGTGCTTCAGAATTTTGTTCTGGCGGTTGTAAGGTAACTAAAAATATATACCCCAGAAAACCACCTATAGTAAACAAACCAATAATTCTTGCGGTCCAAT